AGGGTGAAAGGGTTACACGAACCCCATTGCTTTAACCAAGTCTGTCAGCCCTTGTTTGTCAGAAGAGTTCTTAGCGAAGTTCTGACGTGCTTTTGAAATGTCCGATTGGCTAGTTTGGGGTGGTGCAGCTTTGACGCTCGGCTGTACAGGCGCACGCTTGATTGGTGTTGCAGTTTTCTTGGCCTTGCTTTCATTGTACGCCTTCGCGCCCAACGCCAACAAACCAACAACATGCTTCCAATCCGGCCTACGCTTGATTTCTGGAAACTCTCTAATCACGGATTGAGAGAATTGGTATTCCTCAGATGCGGGATTTAAGTACCAAGGAAAGTCTTTTGCAACTTGAGATTCAGCAGCAGTTTGTGACTGCAAATACTGCATCCTTTGCGGCAATTCAACTTCCTTGCGCTTCATGGCAGTGCGCTTCATGGCTCGAACTTCTGCTGAAGTAAGCTCATGCTCTTCGCCGTTAGGCAAAGGAATGACTCCTCCATCAGCATTATCTTCGCACCACAAGATCACTTCTACGGCTTTGTCGTATTCCTCTTTGACTTTTTCAAAGGTCTGTAAGGAAGCGGCATAATCGGAGTGCTCTGGCTGTCTTGCAGGAGCAGAAGTCTTTGCAGACTCCAATTCTGATTGCAATCTAGCTAGAGTTGCCTTTTGCGTGTCCAGTTCAGCTTGAGCGGCTTTCTTTGCAGCAACTAACTTGTTGATGCGCTTCTGCACGCCCCTGCTTAACGAACTTTCATCAGCTTCAGGCTGATCGGATTCTTCCTCGGATTGATCGTCCACCTCATTAGAGGCAACGATTTCCTCAGAATCATCCTGTTGCTTCTCTAGAGCGGAAGCAGGCTGCTCCTCCTCGTTAAGGAAGCTATCAATAAGGCCTTTTAAGCCTTGCTGATCTAAACCGAGTTTATTCGCAACGGAGTTATTTCCTTCCTCTTGAGCCGTAGACTCAAGCTGTGTGCTATCTTCATTCATGCAATTTAGGTTGCAAGTCCCTTCTTTTAATCATTCCAGTAACGCTGGAAAGCCCGTTATTAGCGTTATGCCAAATCTTCTTCAGATGTCAATCCATTTATTCTTTTAGCGTCTTGTCTTAAAGTTATAAGTAATGATAAAATCATGTTAACTCCATCAGCTTGTCCGCAGGCATGGACTCTATCTTCGCCTTTAACTTGTGAACTAATTGCTTGCATCCAAAGTGTTTCTTGAGATTGCTGAATCACATTCAACACTTCAGTCCAAACATTATTAGTACCAATAAATCCAAATGCTGTGCGTTGGTTTTCAGTAATCATTATCCAGGTTGTTGTTGAATTGGGCTAACACCAATACGGCCAACTTGAGCATTTTGTTGCTGCATGACCGACATCTGCAAGCTCTTAACGTAATTCTGGAACAACGCTTGGAAGTTTGGATCAGCTTGCAACGCTTTCTGGGCAATAACATTCTGTTGCATTACCTGTTGTGCGTACTGAAGCTTAGATTGAGCAGTAGGATCGTTTTCTTGATATAACGCCTCATTCCCCAGCATCATCATGCCAATGTCAGTTTGCACATCCTTGTACATCTTCTGAGATGCCTGCGCCTGATTCATAATCAACTCATTAGCCATCTCCGGCGCAATAGCTTGAATCATCATCTCTGTTAAACGATTGCGGTTAAGCACACCGCCTGCATCCATCTGCGCTATCTGGCTAAGGAACTGAATCTTCTGCGCGATGTATTCTTTATCCATGTTCATCACGTCAAACCTGATGCTAAGATCAAATTCATCGTGAATTGCGGATAGATTCTGCGGCAATGATCCTCCAGTAATGCGCTGTATTTCCTCAGGACTCATGTACTGGCAACAAAGAGAGAACATCTGCCGGAACACGTTTCTCCATGTCATTAGCCATGAATTGATCAACGCTTGCTGAAGCAACTGCGTCTTTTGGGGTGGGACTGCGGCATTTATTGTACCAAAGTACGCCGCATGACTAGCCTCAACGCGATTGATGAGGTTAAAAGCCACCGTGGGTTCCCGTGCCGGCGGATCCATGAACGTGTAATCGTTCTGGTTTGTCACGGGAAGAGCCACACCTGGGCCAATCTTGTTGATTGAGCCAATGCGCTTGACCACTTTGATCGGTGGAAGCGTCGAGAATGCAGTATGATCCCGAATAGAGTCATGTTGCGCCTTGATTTCATCCTGATCTGTGGATGCCAATTCTGGGATACCACGACAATCTACAACGGCTCTACGCAACTGTTCGCGGCGGAACTCCACAAATGGATACTCACCATGCGCGTAGTCAAGCCGCTCGTGAATAGCCCAAGAAGAGTCATCTTCAGTGCGATTAGATGCTGCTTGAGGACAGATTACAGTAAAGAAAATGGCCGGAGCATCGCCATCCATACTCTTGGTGTAGCAATACACAACTTCCACCATGTTGGTGTAGTTAATGCCGTTGTACACAAGCATGTTTGTGGTTGGTAGCAGGTTGATGTTGTAGAATGTGCTACTCTTGCCAATGCACTGCAATGCACGCTCAACCCAATCAGGATTCCAGTTGTCTGTGGTGATCTTTTCACGCAATTCAACTTCAGACATCCAGGTTCTGCGAAAGATAACGCGAGCACGTTGAAGATCAGCCGCCTCTGGGGGGAAGATGATCTCATCCCAAGGTTTTAACGCTACAATCTCTGGTAAATTCTTGGAAACATACTCTTCATCATACGATGTTTGACCTGTTTCAGCCAATTCCCGAACCATTCGCTTAGCGTCCGTCTGAGTAATGTCCGGCTTAACCGCTTGAATAATGTCAGCAGCTTGATCTGGAGCTTGCATGATTAGCTGCGGCAACTCCATTAACGTCTGGCTTCCAGACTGCTGGGCAAGCTGCATAATCTCATCCATAGAGATTGGCTGAGAGCGAACGCTAATGTGCTGCTGCCATCCTACAAAGAATGCGCTCCATCCGTACTGAAGAGCGTACTGAGCCCCTAGTTCAGCCTCCTTGCTCAACTGCTGCGGCATTTTAGAGTCTCTAATCCAATGCAATAGCGTTGTGGCAATGCTACTCATCGTCATATCAGTCAAATCGGTTCCAGTAGATCGAATGTCTGCTTTCTGGAACGCGCTAACTAAAAGGGCTGTAAGTTCGTTACAACTAGAATCAATTAAACGATTGCGAACATCGGAAGCTCCTTCAAAAGGCCATGCCGGATTGCCTTCTGGACGGGATTCACTGTGTTTTTTGCCATCATCAGTTTGGCCTGACCATCTAGAAAATCGAATGTTATCAAATTTAGTAACCAGGTTACCTTGGCTAGAATTAACCATTGACCGCTGATATTCATTCAACAAATCCCCAACATGAGGCTTAACTGAAGCGATTGCTAGTGGATCTGTTTTAGAATTGGGCATACGTAATCATTTAATAAGTTCCACACTTAGCGGCAGATTGCCAGTGCTTTTTCCACTTTTCGCTATTAGTGTGTTTAGGCTGCATTATCACAAGATAACCCAGCGCGTCAATCGGATCTTTAGAAGCACCCTTCTGTCCATCTGCTCCTGTCCATTCTCGCATGGAGTAAATCAAGTTCTGACAGTCCACATGCACCATTAACCTTGGATGATTTGCTTCACTGTCCAATGGCTTCTCTCTATCATAACACAACAAATCGTTAATAATAAGAACTCGTTCATCAACTGACACCGCTACAGCAGGAGTAAAATACAATGGATCAGTGGCATCCAATAGCAGATCAAGTAGAGTCAAACCACCTTCCTTGCTCACAGACTCTGTCCCAGCACTCCGAGGATCAATGTATCTTTCAGCAATATCCTCACGTTTGTCAGCATGAGTCTCCAAGTCCCAGATTAGCTCTGTGTACTCGTTCACTCCCTTGCCCGCTCCTTGACGCTGGGCTGGGCCAGGTTTGCCATCAGCCTTTTCACTGGGTACGGCCCACTCTCCGTAACTTTGGTCAGGAAACTCTCGATACACCCAGATAGTGCCATAATCATCTACCCTAGCCCAAAGCATAAACCAATTACGTGCTCCAGCTGGATCTGCAACCATGTAGTTTGTACCTTCTGGCGCAACATCCGTAACTTTATCATGGAAGATGTTTACGTCTCCAAACATGGGAAACTGACTGCCAGCCGTTTGTTCCGCCCAACCATAGGCACGAATTTTGATGTCATGCGTGCTTCTGGTTTTCAGCGTCTGCTTCATGCGCTCCCAGTTGTTGTAGGGATTGAGCTTTGAATGAAACCAGATACAACCATGTTTTCCATATACGCTCTCAGCGGTATATGGCATGTGTCCTTTTGGCACACCAATGACGTTGTTGTTTGGCAACAGCTCGGACTCTTTCCAAGTCTTAATCTTGCTGGTTGAGATAAACTCCTTAACTGTCTGCGTGTATCCCAAGATGGGCGTAAAAGTGACGATCAATTTCCCGTTTCTTGTTACCAAGCGATACCGCAACGTCTCTAGCCAATCGGACGGCACCAATTCATCGCACCACACAAAGTCTACCTCACCACCTTCCACAACCTTAATGTCTTGGCTGTAATTCAAGAACCAGATCTGGTTTCCCTGATAAACCGCAGTGTTATCCGAGAACCCGTTCTTCTGCGTCCAACTGAGCTGCGTATGCTTGCTCCTCTTGGCTTCCTTTAGCTCCTTGGGCAGATACTTTTGAAACACGTTCTGCTGCATACTCACGCTTGTCATGTGGGTTGTATGCAAACACCAGATGTTGATGCCGCGCTTCTTTGCCTTCTCCTGCACCCACGCCGGCATATTGCCGGACAAGTCTGTTCCCACAAACGCTTGCGCTATCCTCTTGGCAGCATACTCAGTCTTACCCGCTCGGTTCCCCCCAAGAATAAGTAGTTCGTTGTGCGTGTTCAGGATGTTGTCAGCGTCAGGCCACGCCTGCAACTCTGTCCCATATCGGTACGGATCATCCTGCTCAACCTTGATCCTGTTCTCCCTAAGCAAGAACAAGCGCATCGTTTCTTCTGGCCCAACATTGTGGATCATTGCCAACCTCTGCTCTGTCGTAGGAGCTTGCATTAGAGGATGTTCCTGCAAGGGAAATCTGAGCAGTTTTTCTATCAATTTTTCGTTCTGAACTGTTGACATGGTAGTTGTTTTTCTGTACTTTTCTCTCGCAGGCCAATTATAGGTCTGCCGTGTATGCACTGAGATAACACCTGAAAGACGGACTCACTGCTGAAGACAATAGTTCTGGGGATTCCTCTTACCCCAGATTAAAAATGGTTGGCGTTCAAGAGCTAACTAGTACTACACAGTCGTCCACGATAGAGACTAAAGCCTGGTTGAATGGGTAGCTATGGGCTAGAACTGTGATGCGAAACAACGGATGAAATCTTTATACGGATCGTTGCTTGAAGCTAGTACACTCCCAAGATAAGCAGTGATGCTGAGTCTTGGGGGTACTATGCTCACTTGGAATCCTCATTACCGGATTGTTGTTTTACTAGAGAGAGAGAATAGCTGCCGCCAGTGAGAGCAACAGCAGTTGCTCGAGAGCGGAGCGCAGCGCAGCGGCTAGTAGCTACTAAAGCAACTAAGCTAAGTATAACTAACTTAAACAAGTCATAATTAAAGTTAACGTCATGTTTGTTTAATAACGTCATATCTAATTAAAGCCTACTTACAATTCCAGCGTTTAAGTGAGGCGGCTTTCCGCGTTGGATTACCTTTATCATCCTTCATAGGCCCAGGCATACCGCTCATCCTAGCGCAGAAAGACTTCTTCCTAGCTGCATCTTTCTCCGTCTTAGGATGCGGCGCAGGCGGCTTAAGGTTGCTGCCAGTCTCGGCATTATACTTGGCACGACCTTTTGCAGTCAGTCCTGCCCCTTTTGATACAGGCAATTTCTCGCCTTTCTTCACCGACAAGTTTACTTGTTTCTTGGCCATAAATTAAACTCTCTTCAAATATAACTCACCATTCTTAATTCGTATGATCTGACCTAAGCGCAAGCTACTGCCCTTTAAGCCAGCCCAAATGCGTCCCTTATCCGTGTCTACCCACTTATAATTAGCGTAGATCTTCATAACTTTACACTCAACCACAGGGCAATGCTGGGGCAGCAACCCTTCATAAGCGTCACTAACAGGCTGCTTGGGCTCGGCATCAGGCTCTACGTCACCAAGAAAGCCCTTACGGAACACAACCTTAGTGCCATACCGGATCTTGCGCTGCACATAATCAGTGCCCTCCACATAGTTTGCTATGTCATATGACGCACCATCTCGCGCCTTAACCAGCTTGTCGCTTACTGTGAATACGTGTTTTTCACTCATGATTTGTTATAGTTGTTTGTCTGACGGCTATGTTTATAGCGCGAATTAAGTGGCCAGCCTAGCTGCGTTGGCCCATTTGGCAATAAAAAATCTGGGTGCTCTAATGCGTTGGCGATTCACCGCCAGGCTTTGTTGCGACCCCCCCGCCCCCTTTGCATATGTTCTAATGATACGAAACGCGCCGATGATATGAATGAACTTGGCTCACATTACAGAGAAAAGCGAGACACGCTTAATGGTAAGAAGTAGCGGTCTAATGATAAGAGGCGCGTTGAGTGTGATAGGTGGACGCTCGAACGCATTGCTTCCCTGGTATCATCTTCCCCTGCTTTGCTCCCTTTGCTCCCCTTGCTACTCGCCACCATTGCCGCTACATCCGAGCAGCAAAAAGGCCGCCCCTTGTGAGGACGGCCCTTGCTTTACTGTGCTAGTGCTTTGCTACTTCCAACCTAGTGCCTTGCCGATTAAGCCAGTGAACACGACGGGGAGGAATACCACACAAAGTAGGGTGATTGTCATTTGTTGATGTAGATTAAGAAAGCGATGATGATAGGCGTATAAATGAAGAGAAGAACGAGGTCAGTGATCATCAAAACAATTCCCGCCTTTCCATATCCTCAGCACAACCTGAGCACAAATACTCTCGCCCGTCGCTGTATTCGGGTAGTGCGCCGCAATAATCACAGACGAGCTTGTGTAGCGTGCTAGTTCGCCTAGTCGGCCAATAGGACGAAGATGAGATGGGAAGACCGCTCCCCCAACCATCTAAGCCAGAGTTTGATTCCCAAACTTCACTCTTTATACGCCAATCACCTTCAGCTTCGTTCGCTATAATCACTTCGCCTTGTACGCTAATTAAGCCAATCTTTCCGTAGCCTAACTGGCTTATCTCCTGCTCAATCTTAGCCTTTTTAGGCTTAGTCTTCAGGCTTAACAGGTACGACTCCGAGTCAGTCTTTCCTGGAATCAATGGTTGCCTGGTGAGCACTCCATTGTGCGCGCCAAGCCATTCTCCATTGATACAGCTATAAGGGTGACAATTTGATTCCGAGATCACTCCATGCGTGGCATAGCGCCAATGCAAGATGAGAGGCGCATCTGGAGGCACTGCAGCAATATAGCCTTTGCACTCTTCCAGCTTTAACGTTTTACCGATGTAGAGTTTGCCTTCATGGGAATAGCCTATCCCAAAACCATCTGAGTTCGCTTGCCAAGCATTTTCGATTTCCGATTCCGTTGGGAGCCATGCTCCCTTTTTTCTTACTACTAGTAAGCACATATGTTTTTAATTCTGTTAAGGTTAAGCTAAATTCTTGCGCCATTCTTTTTGGCGTTCTCAGTTAATGCATGAAGGTTGATTGCGATTTCGTGATGACGTTCCTTCAGCTCGTGAATACTATGGGTTAATGCGTAATCTTCTAGCAGTCGAACAACGTCCACATAAAGGGCGAGTCTCGCTTTGTTTAACGTTCCTCTAAACATTCTCCATTCGACCCGATCACATCCTACTCGCACGCATGTATATTTTTCGCAATAGCCTAGAGACCAGGAGCGAAGCGAAGGAAGATTGTTCCAGTTCGCATAGGTGCTTGCGTCTCTCCCCGCTATAGTTTGGAGGGTTGTTTTGAATTGTCTCACCAACCAAAGAAGCTTCATCACTTTTGAAGACGTCCACAAGCTACGAGGCTTATTGCTGTTAATGTGACAACCGCAACGTGTGTTTGTCCAACTAGTCGACTGGAACTTCTTAGCCACGTCCACAAGTTGAGAGAGGACAGCCTTTAGCTTTTCAGTGTCTTGCTGAAAACAAACAAGAAACTCAACTCCCTTACCATATTGCAAGCTGCCATCACTCTCCCAAACTGTACGTTCTATGGGATTTTCCGTTAAATACTTCAAAAGCGCATTCCTTTGCAAACTTTCAACCTCTAGTTCAACGGAATAGATTCTTTCTGTGTGTGAATTGAACGGCGAAGGGGGTCTCTTGGCATTGTGATACGCTGGAAGTAAGCTTGCATCCTCCTCTTGTTCAACCTCTTGTTCCTCCTCCTCTTCGACGTAGCAGTTTGAGCAAACTAACTCACCTGAGGATGTCTCGCGCGACTCATTATCTGAGAATGTATGGTTGCATTCATCGCAAAAAAATGAGTGAGAATCCTCGCAGTTTGAGCACCAAGTTTGCTCGAAGCGATGTCCTCTGGAGTTGAGCAAAAAAACCTCTCTCGTCTCATTAGCTAAAACATAGTCAGAGCAACGTTCACAAGCGCAAGCATCGTCCGAATGACAGTAAGCTGATTCTCTTTCGATGTAACAAAGGTCAGTAAGCGCGAACCAACCTCTGTGATCGCCTATTGTAGCTTCTCCCAACTCCCAACGTTCGATGAGATGAGAAACATTTTGAACGTTCACCTCGTTTGAATTAAGGACTCTGATGAGTATTTCGGATAATAACATGGTGTTTTTGTATTTAAGTATAAAGCGGGAGAGCGAAATGCGTTCCCAAGAACATAATCGGCGAAAACACAGGAAAAATATAGCCTTTTTTAAAGAATTTTTAGCTCATTACTAGAGTGATTACTTTTATTATTATAACCGGCACCACCAGGACAACCGACTTTAACAGATAAACGTATGGCTAATTATTATGATAGAGCTAACCATTTTAGCAATAAGAAAGCCCAGGCCGTTACCAGCCCAAGCATCCTATTTTTCCCCACAAAAATCAGAATTTCTACACAAAAATCAAAATCTAAAATGCAAAATCAAAATTGTAATCGCTATACGAAAATCAGAATTTGTGTAAATGGTTTAACTTTTGATTATGTTCCCCACTGTTGCGCCATTGCATTAGCAATTCCTTGATAGGTTTTTGATCGAATTTTCCAACGATCTGCGCTTGGGGGGAGATAATGTAGCTTTTGACGTTCTCTTGCTGGCAGCTTCAGCATTTCTTCTTTCACGTTTTTGGTTGCAGTTAAAATTGGCAATCCTTTAAGCCACAAACATGTAGCTTTTTGCTCTGTGTGCCCAAACATCCAAGGTTGAATGACTTGAGTTTGCTTGATGCCGCCAATCCGTTCTTTAGCGTACTTGTGCATAATTGGGTTTTCGATTACAATACGCGGGATCAACGCGTTTAGAAGGACAGAGAAAAACGCTGCCGCTTCATCTAGCTTTGCCCAACGAGTTTTGTCTTTGTGAAGCCACGCAACTCCACTGTTGGTCATGTAGGTGCAAGGTGGGTGCGCCACCATAAGATCCCATCCGCTGTTCAAAATGTCTTGCACATTTCCTTGATGGTGCGGACCAGGCACATCCGTAGGAAGCAGATCGCACGACATAGCCTCATGCCCACGCCTTAAAAAAGCATCCCGTACAGTGCCGCTATACTCACAGGCGATTAAAACTTTCATTGCTCAACTTCCTCCTCAACTTCTTCTTCTATCCTTGTTATAATCACCAAGTAACGAGCACCATCAAGTTCACCGCTATTTAGTCCTACATCTACCTTAAACTCACGAAGTCCTTTATCGTGCATCATTTTGCACAGGGCTCCCACTGCATTAACTGGGTTAACTTTTTTTTCTATTTTTATTAGTTTTCCATAACGAACGATAGATTCCATCATATAATCGTCTATATTTTCTAGACAACCGCTAGCAATTAAACCGCTTTGATAAAATGCAGCTTGTTCATCATTTGTTAAGTCATCGTATTTCATTATTCTTTTATCTGTTGTGCGTTAGCAAAGATGTTGTTGATCTCCATAGGCTGATGCAGATGCACATGTTGATGCAGTGTTTCCGGCCCAGCAGACTTGTCCATGACTGCCAGCTTGTCTATGGATATAGCCATAGCCAGCACGGCATCCTTATCACTCATCTCATGCAGCCGCTCAAGAACGCGCTCAGTAGCCCCGTCAGCTACCCTCTGTAGCTTTTCCTTGATGGAGAGCTTGAACATCTGATTACGAAACTGTGAATCATGATCGAGCAGTGATTGTTTTACACTGTTTACGGTGTCTTTGCTCACACCCATAGCGTCAGAGATAGCACGCAGGGACATACCTTTGCAGTACATGTCCACGATCTGCTTTTTCTGTTCATCGCTTACGGAGGCCAGCGCACCGCCGGCGTTGACCTTCTCGATATGCTCAAAATTTGGCACATGGTCAGCAATCCGAACATTGGCTAGTCCGGCTAGCTGCCTAGCTCTAGCCTCAGGATTCTTGTATGTCGGTGGTTTGCGTTTAGGTTTGGGTTTCATTCTATTTCCTGTATGCCTCCCATGTTTTCGGGTTCTCCGGCGGTCAAGCTACACAACTCACCAAACGCTGAATCTCGGATAGCCTGTAGTTGCAGGTGAAGTTTATCTGCTCGGAAGGCAATCTTGAGATGAAACTTGCGCTCAAGTTCAAGTACAGCCTTGGCTTCTGCTAACTCGGCCTTAAGTCGGTCAATCTCACGCTCGGCCTCAAGTAAGATGATCTCTGTTGCTACTGTTTCTTCTGCGTTCATTTATTCTCCTTTGCTGCTGCAATAAGTTTGTCTGCTGCTGCTAAAGCCCATCCTGTTAATTTAGCGTCTTGCTCCACAGACCGATCTGCCCAACCGTGAGCCATCAACATTGCCGCTATCTCAAGGCGTGAGGGTTCTGGGCGGCGCGTAAAGGTAAATTCATTGTGCGCTCTCTCTTCGTTGCGCTGTTTTACTAAGTCAGCAACGGTCTTGTTCCGTTCTCGGATAACCTCAGTTAGCTCCTGCTTCCACCCCTCGGCCTCGGCTCGGGCGGCGTCGCGTTCTAGCTGCAATTTTTGGTGCTGCTGTTGATACCATTCAGCCCGTTCTAATAATTCAGATTCTTTTGTTTTCATTGCGCCTCCTCCCATTTGCCCAGCGTGCGCAAAAACGCTTCTGCCCTATATGCTGCTGTTGCGCTATATGGCATCCATCTGCCATAAGTGTTGTCGATCTCGCACGCCATGTCGTACATGTAAGTTTGATATTCTCGCACCTGCTTTTTGGTTAAGACTTTCTCCGCCTCATGCATCGCGTTGAGATCTGCGCAGTAGTCAGGGACATAAAATCCAATATGAGTTGAACTATTTTCATATGGTTTTTTTCCGGTAAATTTTCCGTTGCGCTCTTGTTTAATTTGCGTCCACCCGCACGCCTCAGCGATGGCCGCGTTGATCTGTTCGTTGGTCATTTGTTTTTTTCCTCCTCGCGTTCAATCGCCCGGTAAATCTCGCCCGCTTTAAGCTCGTACACAACCGCTAGAAGCCGTAACACGCACAGCAATGTGGTGTCTTCTTCTGGTTTAGCAAAATCCTCTACATAAGAGGCAATTTGACTTAGCATTAAGCTGTGGTTTTCGTTGTTCATATTTTCGTTAAGCATCAAGAAATGATGCAGTCCTCCCGTTGAATTTCAATGTTGTCTGCACTCCACAAGGGCCGTTACGTTGGTATGGAATTCCGATTGTACGAGTCTCGCCAGCTTCCTCGTCCATCTTGATAGCCATAATACACGTTGCATCCTGTTGAATCGCTCGTGACTCACGGGCCTTACCCTGCTCGTTAAGCTGGGTGATACCGATCACCAAGCACTTAAGTTCAAGGCCAAGCAGCCGCAACCCACGGCTAACCTCGGCAACCTCACGCTCCCGAGTGCCTTCACGACCTAGCTCGCACCGCACTAGCTGTATGTAATCCACAAGGAGGATCTTGAGTCCCCCTTCGGACTTAGCCATAGCGCGAGCAGTGGCAATGATGCTTGCAATGTCGTGTAAGTCGTCACGGATGACGATGTTCGTGTTACTCAGGATGCTCAGAGCTTTTTGGACTCCTCGCATCTGAGGTTCCAACTTAATCCCCTCAGATAAACTACGGAGACAGATGTTGCCAATCTTGGCTACCATCCGGTCAATAATCTGACTGGCTGGCATTTCCAGCGATACCACAAGTATTCCTGGCTTCATTACTTTTTAGCAGCTAATTCCAGCTTCAATTTGATGATCTCTTGCTCTAAGTCGCAGATCTTCTGCTTCAATTCTTTAAGTACCTTTAGGCTTGCCATTGTTTTTTGTTGTTTCTTTTGAGTTATATGTTCTTTGTCCTGTGTATGGTACACACGTTAGGTCTACTCTAATTATGTCGGTAGATTGATTGATGGAAAGTCTGGATATTTCTTCCAGAAACTCCATACATGTTTCCTTGTCTCCAACAAGGGCTAAGTCTTGGGTGATCTTAGGGCGCGGAAGCTTAACGCTATCGTCAATCACTTCCGTGCGCCTAAGTACTGCATACGCTTTAGGAATTGCCATTACCAAGAGCGGGGCAAAATCAACTTCATCTCTGGCAACCCAGGCCAAACGTCCTCACTCTGGCACTTCTTGAAGTACGTCAAGTCTTCTTCAATTCTATCATTAGCCTGTTCCAGCAACTCAGTGCTACAGCGCATGAACTGCACCAAGTGCGGAGCCTCTGTATCGACCACAAGGAACCAGAACGCTGGCATCTCCTCAAGGTTCATGGCAATCTTTGCCCCACGCTGATACCAAGCGGCTTGAACGTCATATCGGAAGCGATAGAAACTACTATCAAAATTCCGAATGTCGTTTGTAGTTTTCAAATCGATGATTGCTAACTCACCGTTGATTTCACCGATAAGATCGGGTCTACCCTTGCAGTGAATGCCCTTACGCTGCCAGAACAAGGACATTTCAACATCCGCAGTAAAGTCAGCTTTTACCTTCCCAAGCAACGGAAGCGCAGACTCATAACAGCCCTTAATCACCGCAGCTTCATCGTCGTTGATGATTGTCATTCCGATGTTATCCTCGCAGAAGGCTTGCCACTCGGCCTTGCCGTCCTTGGTGCGGCGATCAACCTGCGGGCCAACTGCAAACTCCTTACGCCCCTCTAGCACGAGCGCATGGATGAGTGTGCCCATCTCCATTGAGCGAGACGGCTTCCACTCCTGCTGCTTTCGATGCAGGTAGTAGCTGGGAGCAACCGTAAAGTTGTCCAGCTCGTGCTTACTGAGTCCAAGCTGTCCTCGGTACTCGGCCATTGGCATGTTTCTATATATCATAATGTTATCTATTGTGTTGTTTGGTGATTTCTAGCACTTTGTCTCGCAACTCTTGGATCGTTCCAATGTTGTCTACAGTGTAATCGGCAACTATGTCGGATTGCTTTAGCTCTGATTCGTGTTTTTCTGCAATTATTTCTGGGCGGTTGATTCGGATAATGATTCCACCCCTGTTTCTGACATACTCAGCTTCGTTCTGGAACCTGACATCTGTCCAGACTCGTGGCCATAACTCGCGGTACTTCAACTGCATGCGCATGGTATTTTGCACGCGATCAATCCAGAAGTTCGGATTGTACTCTCTAGCTGCCATGCCCAGATTCTGTAGCAATTTCCTGCCTTTTGCGTCCTTAATCCCATTCCAGCCAAACTCAAGGGCCAGCAGTTTTAAGTGATCCGCAAACGCTTCTCTAAGCCAACCATTAGCGACTAGGCCAATAGCTGCCGTATCCTTGCCGCTTCCAGCAAGGCCAATCAAGCCAACATCTATTTTCATGTTTATTTTCCAATTTTTGTGTAACTCATGCGGGCTCATGCAAATGTAATTTGTAATTTGTCGCGTTGTTGCCTGCAAGTATATGGGGTTAACAAATCCGTGCGTGGTTGTGGATTTTTTCTTGCCCACAGTTCCAAGCCTATGGTTTGATCCCTACTTCCGCGATTCCAACCCGTGCCGTCACAGCTTTCAATCCCCAAAGATTCAAGGTAATCCAACTTTGAAGGACTGTTGACCCTGAGAACATGGACTCGCGGAAACTCTTTTGCCCACATTTCTACCGTTTCCCATTTCCATTCGGTAGTGCCACCAACGCAAATAACCTCTGGATTCAATTCACGAGCTGCCTCTGCCGTCATCCCGTTTTGCACTGCTAGTGCTAACGGAAATGGAATTTCAGCTTTGAATTGGTGATAACGCTCAATGGTTTTTTGACCATTACCAATCCAATCAGGCACAATCGCCCACAATGGTTTCTGCTCTTGTGTTTGCGCCCAAAAGATCATCCTATGCCATGCGTTGATATCCCATTTCGATTCGTTCCAGATGTTGTTACTCTGATCCCATGCACTAAATGCGCCATTATCTAACGCATAAGGCATCCAAGGCCACGGGCCACGTTCTGCGCCTGGACTAAACAAGTGCCCAATGCGTCCTGTTTCTCTAGCAAGGCAATGCCAGAACCAACCAGTCGCGTTTGCTGGCATTACATTCATGGATTACGTTCAAATGCTGCACAGCCAACTACAGAACCGTTGTTGTCGCGCAATAGCTTTGCGGGAGACAGCAAATCCTTCCGGTGTGGTGCTGACAAACGCACGATAGCGGCACAGATAAAGTACACTCCCTTTTCAGGTGGGGGCAAGTGTGTAGCTTCCGTAACGGTTAACACAAGGATTGGAATGCCGTCGATTAATTCAACCTGGCTCTGCACGCTGTTTATGCGAGAGACATATCCTGTTGGCTCAATGGTTTTTCCGTGGACGTTGATACGATGTGGGGTGAGGTTGATAAGTTGCATATTATGTTACAGATGATGTTGAGTGCCAGCATGGTTTTGCCGGACTTTGTTTCGCCGCCGATGACCAAGAAGTCACCGTAGCGGATTGGGGTTAGATTGTCTAATTTGTTGTAGCCTGTTCTGATTCGTTCTGTGTGATCGTCTCCTGTTTCGTACCGTGTAATGGCTTCCATCAGGAGTTTCTTCGTATCCATCGGAGACGGTGGAGCCAACTCATGGCTCAACGAATCTGCCTGCATGGATATGTCTGATAGCAACTGAGCGGTGCTAATCTGCGTGTCGCCAATGTCCATGTTAGCCTGTGCTAACACTGCCATCAATGTCCTACGCTTTGCAACAGACCGCACTGTTTGGATATACTCCGGCAGTGCGCCCTTAATCGGCATGAGCGTGTATATGTCCGACAGTTCGTGAAACTGTGTATCTGGCAAGCGTTCGCGTACCTTTTCAAATACGATGCGAATGTCACACTCGGAACTACGAGAAGCCTGGGACAACACCACTTCAACAACCGCCTTACTAAGTGGGTGAAAGATGTCGAGTGAGGAGAACCTTTTCTCAGCGGTCACCTTCACAAATTCATCGGGGTGGTTAACCGCAATGCTGGCTATGCCCTTCTCGGTCTCAGTTGCAAGTGGAACCTTGGACAAGTCAACATCCGCCTTACCAACCCTGCGAGTTTTCTGTTCCATTTGACAATAATGAGTCCGATTTTTGAACTTTCGATTCCTTAATTGGGGTGCGTTTCATGCCTGCTTCACGACATAACCAAGCATTAAGAAACCGCCCCATTCCACGTTGAGTTTTACGATTAGTTGGATTAGCAACTAACCATGAGCGAGCCTTCAAAAACTCTCTAGTTGTATGCTCTTCTCCAAATGCTAAAACAAAATCACGGGTTAGCTGCATGGGCGGTACATAAATACCATTCTCGCAAGGAAACTGAAATAAGTCCAAAGCGGTGTCGATACTATGATCAAGATCATAAATTCTCTCAGGTTTTTCTTCCTCCTTCCCCTCCACCTCCCCTTCTCCCCCCTTGCAACCCCTCTCTTCCCCTCCTACCTCCCCTTCCTCCATCTTTTCCCCG